GCGACATCCGCTGCCGCGGAAGGCCGCAGCGCGCTGGGTGGCGAGACCATCATGAGCCCGAAGGCGAGAGTTGCCACCAAGGCGGCCCCGAAATCGGAGGCGAAGGCGAAGACCAAAGCCTGCTCTGAATACGGCGCGGGCTTTCGCCAGCTTGAGGGTACCGGCAGCTGCGTCAAGGTCGGCGGCTATGTGCGGTATCAGACCGGCCGCAGCTGGTAGGCGGCGAGGGCGCTTGACACTTTGGCGTCGCCCACTACAAGCGGCGGCTTAGGGCGGGCGCGTAGCTCAGCGGGAGAGCACTCCCTTCACACGGGAGGGGTCACAGGTTCGATCCCTGTCGCGCCCACCATTTTCTCCTTTGTTTTCAAAGGAGTTAATGGGCATGGCTGCTGGCCGCTCGGCAGCTACAAGCAGAACATAGCGCAAACCAGACGCTTCGATCCGTGGACTATCCGTGGACAATGTTCTCGCTGCGTTCATGCTGCATTATCCTTCTTTTTAGGGCCGACCGGGAGCAGTTCGGCGCGCTTGGCGATGTCATTCACAACAACATGTGAATATCGGTTGGCTGATTCGGCGTCGGCCCAGCGGTCGGTCTTGATGAGGTCGTAGGTGTCCAAGCCGCCGTGCTGTCGCATCCACGTCGCCCAGGTGTGGCAGAAGACATGGAACGAAACTCTCGGGGGCAGAACGACGCCGGCGGACTCGCAGGTCAACTTCAGCCAAGTGTAAAGCCGGCTGCTCTTGTGGAACGGGAATACGCGGCTGTCTGGCTCCCCCATCGGGAGCGTCCTGAGCGCGTCAACAACCACGTCGGGCAGGTACACCAACCGAGGCTTGCCGTTCTTAGTGGTGTAGAGCAGGGCGGTCTTGGCCTCTAAATCGACATTGCCAGCCTTCATTCCCAAAGCATCGCTAAGCCTCATGCCGGTGTAGCAGTAGAGGATCAGCAAGGCCCGGAAGTACAACTTCGTTCTCTCAGTGGCTTTGATCTTCGCAACCGCGTCGAAGATTGAGAAGGCTTGCTCGGCGGTTAGCCAATGGGTCATTCGGTTGCCCCGCCAGCCGATCGGACGCTTGATCTTTCGTTCAATGCCAGCCCGCTTTAGAACTGCCGATATCGGCGTATAAACCTGCCTGTTTAGCGTGGCCGGCGATGCGTTCGGGTAGATCTCAGCCGCCGCATTGTCGATGGCCGTCTGCTCGATATCAATGAGCGGCGTGTGCTTGAAGTGAGCAATGAGCGGGCTGAGGTATTTGTTCTCGCCGCCAGCCTTCATGTAGGCGTTGGCCGCAGATGCGAAGCCTACCGCGCCCTTGCCGGTAACGGCACCACGTTCGATGTCTTTCTCAAGCTCGCGGAGGAGCTTCTTGGCGAGATTTTTTTCGCTCGTGCCAAGGCTTCGGTCAATATAGCATCCGAGGTGGGTCCCGCGGACCGAATAATTCGGCGTTCTCCGCTTCGGGGACGGCGGGATGAGTTTAAGCGGCATCGTTCTTCCTCTTTGGCGGTGGCCCGAATGCGCTCCAGATCCTTGTCATCAAATGTCTTGGTGCGTCCGAGTGGACTGTAAAACGGGATGCCGAACGCATCGGCGGGGTGGTCCCTGAGCCAATCCTGAAGCCAGCGGCGGCTTTTGTGAAGCTGCTCTGCGGCCTGGTCCATGTTATAGAAGCCGGTCATGCCTTCACCCGCGCATTGCTCACGATCATCAGCCCGGACTCCGTGTCCCCCGTGACATTGGACAGCGCCAGTGCCACAAACAGCGGGTCGATCTCGTGTTCTTCCCAGAACAGCTTCTCATTCATCGCATGCTGCTCTCTGTGGTGCCGTCCGCATAACGGAACGGTCCATGAGTCATCCGGCTTGGCGCCCATACCTGGATTGCCTTTTGCGGCTCTCCGGTCTCCGTAACGAATGTGCGCAGCCTCTGTTTCAATGTCGTTGCCGCAAACCACGCAGGGAAGGGCGCGGACGAAATCCAAATGACGGTCGTCATGGCGGCGAGGGCGTTTGATCATAATCCGCGCCTCCATGACTCAAAGCGAGCGGTCATTTTCTCAAACTCTTTCTGACCATGCTTGTCATGCGCGAGATCTGCACGCGACTTCACTTCGCAGTATTGCCGGATAAATTCAGCGGGGTCGGAGTCAGATTCAGCCCAGATATTCGGGCATGTCTGGATAGCGAAGGTTCTAAACGCCTCATCCCCAGACAAGATGCCCGCCTGCTGCACGTAGCGGTTAGGCTTCTTTGGCTGTTCATCGTCTCCGATCTCAACGACAGCCAGCATGTACCGAGTGCCAAGGGCTGCGGTGGCCAGCCCCTCCGGGACCTCATTAGGGTGCAGGACAAAGGACACAACAACACCATCCTGCGTCTGCCGATAGGCGTGTTTCTTCGCTTCGCAGTGTTCGGCGTCCATGTGTCACCTAAAAAGGAATTTCGTCGTTCATGTCAGAGCCGGCCATGGATGGGCGGTGTCCAGCGCCGCCCGGCTCGGGCTTATCGCCTTCTCCGCGCCCATCAAGCATGGCGATGGTTGAGTTGAACCCCTGCAGGACGACCTCAGTCGAATACTTTTCAACGCCGTCCTTGTCGGTCCACTTCCGTGTCTGCAAGGCACCCTCAATGTAAACCTTGCTGCCCTTCTTCAGGTACTGCTCGATGACCTTGCAGAGCCCCTCCTGAAACACGACAACCCGGTGCCATTCAGTCTTTTCTTTGCGTTCGCCAGTAGACTTGTCCCGCCACGCCTCTGAGGTTGCGACTGACAAGTTTGCGATTGGGCGACCGTCTTGGGTGCGCCTGATTTCTGGATCGCGCCCAAGCGCGCCGACAAGGATAACTTTGTTGATTGAACCGGCCATTATGCTGCTTTCTTGTTTGCGCGAAGTTCATCCAGCAGCGACTGATATTCGCCCTGGTACATATCGATCCACTTCTCCGGCAGCTTGGCGAACTCCCGGGCATTGCTGTTCGCGAATTGGATCAGGTCGGCGACGGTCTCGGACATGCGCATGGCCTTAAGCAGCGTTTCCGCGACCGGACGGGCATCCACGACCTTCAGCTTGTGCACGTCCCGGTGCTTCCAAACCGGGATGCAATCAATCTGCTCGCCGTTTTCGTCTGTCCGCACCTCAAATTCGTTGACATCACGCGGCTGCGTGGCGTGAGGATTGGGGCGCTTGATCTCGGTTACTGTCGGCTTGGCATCCTGCGCCGCATTGCCGTCATCGTCCTCGTCTGCTGAGATGCCGGCAATGGCAGAGATGGAATAGCGCTTGGCGTACGTGATCGCGCTCCCGATCTCATGTGGGCGCCCGTTCTGGGGGAGGGGGTATTCACCAGCGATCCATTCGCCAGAAGCGTGGGCCAGCCGGGTAACGAGGCAAAACACCCCATTGCGGATCTCGGTCGTCTGCGTCACCGCCAGTCCATTATCCAGAAGCGGCTTGCGAACAGCCTCCAGAACGGCATTCATGTCGGCATACTTCGACTTGAAGTGCGGGTTCTGCTTGTTGAAGTGAGCGGATTTCATTGCGGCCTGCGCCTTCACAAGCGCCCCGGTCAGCTCTTTGATTGATTCACTCTGCAGCATCGTAGTCGTCCTCCGTCTGTCTCTGCAGGTCCCAGATTGCTTCTTCCTCGGTCTCGCCAAATCCGATGGGATCGAACGGCTCCCAGTTCTCAGGGAACGCTTCCCATGGAAGGCCATCGTTTACGGTGGCGTCGTATCGGGTGACGATGTTGGGGAGATAGAAGTTCTCCAGCCTATGCCGTCTGTTATCGACCTCTATTGTCCGAACAATCTCTTCCACTGTCTGGGCGGCTTTCGGGCTCATTCAAATGATCCCTTCCTTCTTCAAGCTCTCCAGCAACGCTCTGTGCGTCTTCTTGATGGGGCGTCTCTTTGGCTTCCCGCATTCCTGGATGATCTGGATGCACTTCTTGAGTGCCGTTATCCTGTGGGCCTTGGCTGTGGGGCCTTTAGGTTTGGGACCAACCGCTGCGCTGATCATTTGAGTTTGCCTCGCTGTCATGACTGGTGATCCGAGACCGGCTATGCTGTTCGCCAGCAACGGTACCGATCACCAAACCGACGCAGAGAGAACTTTCTTGATAGGCGTTTCTGCGCTTGAGTAACCATGGTTCGCGCATACTCGGGCTTAAGCCCATCCGGAATTTGGAACGAATCCCCGATCTCCATTTCCTCAAAAGGAAGTTCGCGACCCCGCCTCGGCATGGGGATGTTCTTCTCAATCTTCACGGTCTCGTCAGTCATTTTTTGTCCTTCGAATCCTCGATATAATTTTCTGCCCACCATCGTAGTCTGTCTGCGACCTGATCCCGATCGCACGGGTCAAATGGTTGATTGTCCTCTGCTGACAATCTTGATGAGCTGGCCATCTCGTCAGCCATCTCCATCATCTCGGTGTAGGTGATTGCGAGGATCGCGTTGGCGACCTCTTTTCTTGTGCAAGCCAATTTTCTCTCCACAACTCAGTGTTAGTTCACCTGCGAGACGCATCTGCGCAAATGGTGATCAGCGCAGCGGGTTGTCTAAAGTGTCAAAAACCAAACCCAGTTAAAGACTGTCATTGCCACCAATACAGAATTGACTAAGAGGCAGAGGACAGCGCCGACATCATCAGGTCCGATGATCTGTGAGAGACGTGCGTGCATGTTATTGACCATCCGCTGCGCTAACTGCTTCCGATGACGCACCATCCGACTGGTGATCGGACGGCGGTGGGGGAAGCGGCATCCAGTGCGTCGGCAAGTCGGTTTCAATCGAATAGCCGTCAGTGCATGGGTCGAACATCAAACAATGGTCGCCATGCCACTTAACGTCAGCGACGAAATAGCCGTCGCAGCCGACCCCGCAGACAAGCACTATCGTCCCATCCTTCGGCGCGGTCTCTATCGACTGCCACTTCATCACTTGCTCAGTCATGGATCACCAGTCGGCTGTTTCTACGGGGTTCACTGAGTAGGCGAAGCCGGTTGGTCCGCCTTCGCACAATCGCCACAAGGCGAGAGACGTGGAACGCGATAACGATGATGTAGAGTGCGTAGGGGAGAGCGGTCATTTGCCCTCCGCTTTTGCGAGGGCGGACCGGATTGCGTGCAACGTTTCTTCACAGGCGATCTCGCCGTTCAGATGCACGATTGCGGCTTCGGCGTCTTTCAGCGCCTCGTACATGTCTAACGTTGCTAAGAGCAGCGTCGCGTTAGCTTCACGCTCCGCCTCATAAAGCAAGCCCATGTGGCGAGGCTTTTGCGCTATTTGGATGGTGGCAACGTATCGCTCGTCCTCACCACCCAAGATCATTCGGATCTCGGGTGAAGTGTCGCCAAACTTCCAAGGCCCCGGAGTGTGCTGCGTCATGTCACTCCTCCCAATCCAACGCTTCTTGAATGGCGCTCTCAACCTTCCACCGGAACGACCCATCCGTCAGTTGATCGGAGATCGCGCACCAGAGCGTCTGGTGCTCACGCTGATCGAGCTTGATCTGCTGGAAGATGAAGCGGCCGTTCGGCTCGGCAATCAGCTCAGCCGGTGTCTTGTTTCGCGAGCCGTCGAGATAGATCGCGTCAACCTCGAAATCGTAATAGCCGCGGTAGGTGATCTCTGCAGAGCCACTGACAGGAGCAAGCTCAAACCCGTCATCGCTGATGATCGTCGGCAGTTCTTCGAAGGTGTAGGTCAGCGTCCGCTCATGCGAGCTGACAGGAGCCTTGCGGGCAGTTCGGGCAAGGCCGGTGTGGACGTTCATTGCTCACCTCGCGCTTCATTGATTTGTTCGATGCAGGGGCGAGGCTCTCTTCCTTCAAGAGCGTCGCTTAGGCGGTACCATGCAAGCCGTTCGTCCGGATTCTCGCTGAGCGGGCTGATGCAGCCCATTGCCATGGTCACGCAACGAAGGACCCGCCCAAGCTCCCCCGGCATATCCGGGAGAGCTTTTGGCTCGTACCTCACTGGGTGAGGTCCCAGACGTGATCTTCGAGCGACTTGCGAAAAGCAGGGTTGGTGAAGAACTCGCGCACCAGCTCGATGCGAGCGATCTTGTCAGCATCTGCCGTGGCGGCGATCGCCTGGTTGAAGACTTCGCGTGCTTCTTGGTTTGTCATCTCGTCGTCTCCGTCCGGTCTCGTTTGTTCAGCGACCGTGTATCTGGAAAATAATTCCAGACTGGAAACGTGTCAACACTAAACTGGAAAATAATTCCAGTTTTTTTGCAGGCACCTGCTAACGGCCGGATCCGGGCAATAAAAAACCCCGCCGGAGCGGGGTTCTATTCTTCTGCTTTGTGAGGGGGGATGCCATTAGCCTTGCATATGCGCTGCAAGGCCCAGAACTCACACTGATCATCCCCTTCCGTGGGTACAGTGAAGGGTCCGTAACGCCCTATCCACCATTCGGCGGTGTTTAGCGGACCTTTGCCCTCCAAGGGCTTGCAGCCCCATCGGCGAAGCTTCGCCTCCCAATCAGAACGTGGCAGGAGGCGATTGATGCTCACTGTTGCTATTGATGCCGGAAAGCAACGTATTCCCGTCTGCCGTGAACCGGCGCGGCAGGAGCAACGATTCCGTTGGACTCAAGGGCTTCTCTGATATCCGCGAGCGGCTCAACATCCACGTCGGCGGCGAAGCGGTGCGACAGAATAACCCTAAGCGCCTCGGTCACATCCTCAAGGACGCCATCTATGTCCATGCTGGACAGGATCAGGCCGGGGATATCGTCGCTATAAGCGCGAAGCCCGCCATCAGGTCTGGGCTCGAAGCAAACTGTGATTTTAAAGGTTCGGTTCTGCATGATTCTGAAACCCCTGTCGGGTTTACGCCTTACTGATCCCACGCCTGTTGGCGACGTGTCAACATATGTACGCTTTGAGGGTCTTAAAGTTCGATTACGAAAGTTTCACGAACTGTTTCACGCCTTCGGCATAAAGCTCTTCACCTTCCCGCCCCAGTCAGCGGAGCCTGCATGGGCCGCTCCACTGGGAAATGATTCCGGCAGAAGCGCCAGGAAACCAAACGTGACGGGAATGGACCGCCGGCACCGAGGATCCTTCTGTCGGCAGCGGCATGCTGGTGAAGGTCTTGATGGCGCTGCCCCACATCTGAGCCAAGAATAGGTAGCCGCCATCGACTGTGAAAAAGAGGTCTGCCGATCCAGCGTTCCCAACCAAACTGGCGGTGCTTTTCTCCGGATTAAACGAGGTGAAGGTTATGACCAGATCCCGTGAGGTATCTTTTGTCTCCGTGACTTGCCCGCTTTTGACTTGGATCGAGTGCTTAGGGGAGAAGGTGCAGTCTATAGTATTTCCTGCTGTTGCGGTCTGAGCCGCCGCTGGCGGAGACAAGGCGGCAAAAAACGCACAAATCAAAGCCTTTTTAGCCCCCACAGCACTCTCCCTAGGTCTTTGGCATAAAGCTTTTCACGAGAGCTGCCCACTCGATAATGGCGTCCTCGATAGGAGGCTCGTCCGAGTTGGAAACCAGCCGGTAGAGGCCATTTTTTTGCTGGAAGGGCACCTTCAGCAAGATCCGGTCATCCGCCAGGCCGACGATGCAGGGCCGGCCAAACATGCTGGGATCGATCGGCGAGTGGATATCGTCGTAGTAAACACGGAAAGTGTCCATCAGCGGGCCCCAGGACTTGCCCCGAATTTCCACTGCAACGGTCTTGTCGGTGGCATTTGGGGGAGCTGGCACTTCCTCGAAATCCTCATCGGCTATTCGGTAAAAGTGCGCCTCCGATCCGGCGCCAACATATCCCTTCAACTTGACGGTACGGGGGCGGTCTGGTTCGGGGAGGGTGGCAGCGACATCCTCTGAACTCAATTCCTGAGGTTCCTGCGGCTGACGGTACGGAGAGACCTTATTGCGGTCCCGCACGACGCGGCCCAGTCTGTTGTAGCTGTATTGATGCCCAAATTCCTCGATCTTTAGCGCTTCTCCGATGTCAAGGAGCAAGCCTCCCCGGGGCTGCTCTACGCGCCCCTGTATGACCTTGTAGAGGCGATCGATAAAAGCCCCGTCGTTTTCGTGGCCCATTTCCTTTGCCAGCCGCGGGACCGACCAATTCAACTCGGCCAGCCGATCGCGAAAGGCGACGGACCAAATAGGGGGCTCGGGCTTTTTGGGCTTGGGGTTCTTCACCCCGCCACCATAATCACTGGAATTTTTTTCGGAATGGAATTCGAGACGCTTGCATCTGGAATTAAATTCCATATTATTCCAGATCATGGCTCGAACCGTTCAACAGATCATCGAAAAAGCTGGCGGCGCTTCCGCGATCGCGGAGGCCTCCAAAGGCAAGATCACGACTGAGGCCGTCTATAAGTGGCCCAAGATCGGCATTCCTGATCGACACTGGCCGATTGTGCTTCCGCTGGCGGGCGCCACTGCCGACGAAATGATGGCTGCGAATATTGCAGCTCGGTCAGCGCAGGCGAGTGCAGCATGATGCAGAAGCCGCGCTACGTTTACTTCGCAAAGCCAATCGGTCTCGACGGCCCAATCAAAATTGGCTGCTCGGACGCGCCTGCTGAGCGCCTGCTGACTTTGGCGGTGTGGTCGCCATGGCCGCTCGAAATCGTTGGGTATGTCCCGGGCGACTTTTCGGATGAAAACTTTCTGCATCGGTGTTTTGCGGGCAATCATTCCCATCGCGAGTGGTTTCACTCCACGCCAAATCTTCGCGAAGCTATCACCCGCATCCTGGCTGACGGTAATCTCGATTGGGCAGAGAAAAACCTTTGCCCCTCGGACGATGTGAAGTCGCCGCTGTCCCGGAAGCGCACACCTGAGCAAAAATTGAGGATGTCCTATTCGCGTCGGATCGAGTGGGCGACTCGTCGCATGAGAACTGCGGAAGGCTACTTTACGGCGCCGGATCATGTTCATCGAATTATGAGCAAGTGGCGGGGTCAGTACCGCAAGAATAATGCAGTAAAACCTTCCAAAGCAGAGATTGCGGTCCTTGAGTGGTACTTGGCCGATCCAAAGCGGTTGTCGGTCTTTGTACCATTTTACAAACCGAAGGTCGTTGCGCCCGCTCGCGAAGACGAGCGCGCAGCATGAATACAGCAAACCTCATCAGAATTGCCAAAGAGTACCGGCGCATTGCCGAAGAGAAGCTCGATCATAAAGAGTTCTGCCGGTCCTTTAGCGAGAAGTGCCGCGCAGACGGCATTGATTGGACGCAGCTGAAAAAGCTCGTGGACGCGCAAGCTGCCGACGCGAGAGACGACAAGAAGCGCGTTGAGAAGATCGTAGAGCAAGCGGACTTCGCATCGTCATACGCTGATCTGCTGTCCGAACATGAACGGAAAACGGATTTCTGTTCATGAATCATCCTCGCATCATCCTTTCAGTTTCGCGTGACCGTTCGATCCACGCGAAGTGCTGCGTACTCCTCCCGCGAATCCCCTCGCAGCACACACTTGCGGCCGGAGCAGATACGCACGCTCCGGCCGCCCTTTCTCATATCGCGAGGCGCACGACATGAGCTGGCCCGAGGCTTTCGCCTTTGTTGGAATGTTCGCGTTTTTCGCCTCCGTCGCGTGGATGGTTTTGCGCTGAAAGCTGAATGATTTTCGCTGTTCTGCCGGTGGCACGACGGATCAGCGCGGTTTCAAGAGTCTCTGGAAGTAGAGTGAGTGTGTGTCCCTTCATGTCTCGCAGAGTGATGGAAGGGATTGTTCAAGTGGGAACAAAGATTGTTCGGGAATGCACAATGACTGCTGTAGCAACGAAAGACGTTAGGGAGGCCGCCCAATATCTGGTCGCGCAGGAAGAGTATCGCCTGCAATCGCGAATGCTTGCCTACAAAGCAGTTGGGAGCAAGGTCGGCACATCCACCATGTGGGTTCGCCGCTTTGTTCGGGGCTACGAGGGGTCTCGGCTCAATTGGGCCGTGGGAGAGAGAATCCTCGCGCTTCGAAACGCATACGAAAATCTATGTGCCCGCGTCGAAGATAATAACGAACACCTTCGTCGGGAAATCCTCAATGCGGCTACTGAAAGCAATAATGACGAACATCGGATTGCGGGCGCAACGATGGCTACAGAGGACGCGCCATTATCAAAATAGGCGAGAAGAGGCGAGCAAGGGAGATTAGCATGACCCCAGAGCAAGCACTTCAGGCTGGCGCAGCGTTTGCCAAGTCTCATCTCGCTGTGATCGAAGCCGCGTATGGCGTTGAGGTCGCGTGCGCCTATGCCGGCGGCTACGCCACGAACGCGCGCGACTACATGCGGGCCAACGAAGGCGAGGAGAAGGCAGCCTTCTGGTTTATCTGCCTTGGCCATGACTCGATCACTCAGCCGGAAGGTGCGTGATGGTGGATGGGGAATCGCACCGGGCGGCGGTGGAAGCTGGGTACGCCAGCCTGTCTGGCTACGTGAAGCAAACCCCGCATGCCATGCCGATCGAGCACAACGTGTTTGAGGCGATGAAGGAGGCTGCCGACGGCAACGGTATGTCGCCGGCAGAACAAATCAACCTGGCGCTTCGGCAATGGCTTGGGTGGGAACGATGATCTCGCTCGAACTTAGCCTGCCGCCGACCGTCAACGGTCTTTACAAGAACATAAAGCGCGGTCGCGCCCGCACGCCTCGCTACAACGCTTGGCGGACATCTGCTGGGTGGCAACTGATGGCGCAGCGTCCCGAACGCTTAATAGGCCCGGTTGTCATCAGCTACGCGATCAGCAGCAAGGCGAAGGGCGATCCTGACAACTACCTGAAGGCGCTGAACGATCTTTTGGTCTCGTACCAAGTCATTGAAGGCGACACCCCCAAGACCGTCCGCAAGATCGATGTGAAGGTCTGCAGCGAGGTCAAGGAAGGCGTTCGCGTCACCATCATTCCTGTATCCCAAGATGAGGCAGCTTAGATGTGGACGGACGACAGGTTGGCGACCCTAAAGGCCTTGTTTGAGGAGGGACTGTCAGCGAGCCAAATGGCTGCGGAGCTTGGCGGCGTCACTCGCAATGCCGTCCTTGGTAAAATACACCGCTTGGGATGGTCGCGCCCGACCAAGGTCAAAGTAGAGAAATCGCCGAAGCGCCGTCGTGTGCCGTCGCCTCATGGCTACAAGCGCAAAATACGCCTTCTCGGAACCGCATTTGCGGATCTGAAGGCTGTTGTGCCGCCGGCTGACAGTGTTGTCCCTCTCGGCATCAGCGTTCTTGAACTGAGACGCACGACCTGTCGCTGGCCGTATGGCGGCTATAGCGAGCTGATCGTCTTCTGCGGTCATCCCGTTCAGGCCGGGTGTCCGTACTGCCCGTCACATGCTGAGGTCGCTTACGAGAAGCGGGGCAAGTCTCGCCGGCAAGCGTTTTACGAAGCAAAGCGCCGAGAGCAGCGCCAGTTCAAGGCTGAAGCTGTGGAAGAGAGCTGTGATGAGGTCGCGGCATGAACATCCAGGGCATTTACGGAACGAACCCGTTTGTGTCTGGGGCCCGGCCGGCGGATTCAGTTGCCTCCATCATCAGGAAGGTGTGTGAATTCTATCAGCTGGAGAAAAAAGACCTACTCTCCAAGCGGAGGACGGCAGACCTCGTAACCCCCCGTCACATGGCGATGTTTCTCGCCTGCGAGCTTCTTAAACACAAGTCCATCGGCACGATTAGCGCCGTCTTTGGACGTGATCGCACCACTGTCTTATGGGGCCGGGATAGGATGTGCGTGCGCCTGAAGACCGATCCGGCGCTTCAAAGTGATTTTGATCGTTTGCGAAAGGCTCTGGAGAATGAGGCCAAATGACAGAGCGCGGTGTCTTCGCTGTTGATCGGGGGATTTGGGACCATCCGCTACTAGCGTCGGATGATCCGTTCTCCAAACGTGAGGCGTGGCTGTGGCTCCTCAGCGAGGCCGCATGGAAGCCGAGGCGTGTGCGTGTTGCTGGAATTTGGATTGATCTTCAGCGCGGACAAATCGCGCATTCCTTGCGGCATCTCGCCAACGAATGGCAGTGGACCGTAAAGCGAATTAGGTCGTTCTTGGCTGGTCTGGAAAAGGACACATCAATTGCCACAGCTACGGACACAGGCATAACTGTAATAACTATCTGCAACTACGACGAATATCAAAAGATAAGTCTGCCAAAGGGCACGCCTTCTGGCACAGACAAGGGCACAGCAGGGGCACAGGAAGGGCACAGCAGGGGCACAATAACAAATGCAGGTAATACAGGTAATAGTTCAGAAGCTAACGCTTCTGGCGCTGATGCGCCCCGTCCGCCTGCGATGAAACCTGAGACGCCGGAAGCCAAACTCTGGCGGCTAGGTGTGACCGACCTGATGGCGCTTGGTGTCGGCGAAGCTCAATCCCGAAAGCTCATTGGAAGCTGGCGCCGAGACACCGGCGATGATTGCGAAGGCGTTCTGGCCGCGATCATGCGGGCACGCGAATACGCGGTGGCCAACCCTGTCGCCTGGATCACTGCCGCTCTAAAGCCGAGAAAAGCAAATGCAAAACCTGAATCTGTCATTGGTGCCGCCGACGACCTCGTCAACTCAATCCGAAGGCTCAACGAACGACCGAGCGGAATACGCAGCGGAGAGGGCCCGCCTACTCTTCGGCTGTTACCGCAAGGGTGATGCCAATGACCCAAAAACCTATGTCATGGCGGTTGCTGCGGTGCTGGCGGATTATCCTGAGGAGACGATCCGGTATGTGACCGATCCTCGTTCTGGTCTGCCGGCGCGCAAGAAGCGTGATCCGAGAACGGGCAACGAGTGGACAGGCCTGCCGGATGTCGCGGATGTCAAAGCGGCTTGCGAGGAGCACCATGCGCCGATGCAGCGCGCCCTTGAGCGGGATGCGCGGGCCCGGAAGCAGCTTGAGGAGCGCGAGATGCTGGCGCTGACGGATGGCCGGCCTCGGAAGACCTACGAGGAGATTGTTGCCGATTGCCGTAAGAGAGGGCTCATGATTGGTGGCGAGAGGCCTCGTGGCCCTGTTGTGGCGATTGATGCGTATCTGGCGGAGAACGGCATTTCGCGAGAGCAATTCGATGCATTGCCGGACTTGCCAAAGAGCCACGGCGACAGATTTTTGAAGTAACTGTCGCACGTGAAACAAAACAGAAACGGAATCCGTTTGATGAACGCGAAAGCAAAGATTCACGACCGCCGGGCGAGTAGCGTTCCGATTAATTCACGTGTGGCTGTTGCCATCGTCGATGACCCGTACAGCTCTAACGGAGAGAAGATCAAGGTCACGCGCTCGCTTCGTGATGACGTCTTGGCCCATCTCTATGCTCGGAAGGATATTGACGATGCCAAATTTGAGGCCGGCCGCATGTATGAGAGGTTTGTAGAAGAGTCGCAGATCGGAACCGTGAAGGCAGCAGATCCGACGAAGGAGCCGGTGGATGGCGGCGGGATCATCGTTGAGCCGATTAGCGATCGGCAGACGATGGCTGTCAGGCAGTTGAGCCAAGCAGCAAGGGTGCTGGGGCTGAGGGGCGATGCGCTGGTTCGTCAGATTCTCGTCGATCGACGCAAATTCAAGGAGATCGCGCCGAGCTTGTCCGAGCGCGATGTACTGTATGTCCGCCGTCGCTTCTTCGATTGCTTGGAAGAGTTAGCCATCCTGTGGAAATTTGCAGATAGGTCGCGAGTCAAAGTGGATTGACGAGTCGCGACTGAACACCCCATGTATTCGTATGTTGCCGAACTGCAGCGACATCCTCCCAGTTCACTTCCTCCAAGCAACTGCCCGCCGCAAATGGCGGGCTTTTCTTTGCCCCGCATAGACGGGAGAGTGCGTATGGCCACGGGCCGCCCTTCAAAATACAACGAGGCCTATTGCAACGAGGCGATTGAGTTTCTTGCGCAGGGCTATTCCGTCATGGCTTTCGCCGGCGAGATCGGCGTTTCACGTGACACGATCTACGAATGGTGCGACGTCCACCCGGAATTTTCCGACAGTATAAAAATCGGCCGGGCAAAAGGCGCACGCTGGTGGGAAGATCGACTTCGTTCGACTGAATTAGCAGGGCCTCAGATCACAGGCGCGATCTTTGCCCTGAAGAACCGCGCTGGCGATGAGTGGCGCGACAAGCAGGAACTCACACACTCGGGCTCGATCGACACCACTCCGAAGGAGCAGCGGGATGCGGCAGTCGCAGCTGCAACGCGCGCCGACACCTGAGGATTATGCCTTCTCGCGGCTGATTGCGTATTCGGCCTATCAGTGGCCTGGCTATCGCGATGCAGCGCATCACAGGCTCATCGCCCGTCATCTTGAGGCGGTAGAGCGGGGAGAGATCAAGCGACTGATGATCACCATGCCTCCGCGGCATGGGAAGTCGATGCTGGCTAGTGAGTTCTTTCCGGCTTGGTATCTAGGCAGGAACCCAAACCATTACGTGGCGATGGCCACATACGCCCAAGAGCTAGCCGATGACTTCGGGCGGAAGGTCAAGAACCAGATAGCGGATAGCGCGTTCGAGGCGATCTTTCCGGGCGTAAAGCTGGCTGACGACAGCAAGAGCGCGAAGCGGTTTCACATTGACGGGCTTGAAGGCGGTTACGAGCACGGGCTGAACCAGCGCGGTGCCTATTACGCGGTTGGCGTTGGTGGTCCTCTGACAGGCCGCGGCGCCCATCTGTTGCTGATCGATGATCCGGTGAAGAACCGGGAAGACGCAGATTCCGAGATCGTTCGGAAGAAGACAAAGGACTGGTACACATCGACGGCCTACACCCGCCTGATGCCTGGCGGGCGTGTGGTGATCATTCAGACGCGCTGGCACGAGGACGATCTGTCCGGCTGGTTGCTGGCTGAGCACAAGCACGAAGGCTGGGTGACGCTGGACCTGCCGGCGATCAACGACGCTGGCGAGGCTTTGTGGCCAGAGCAGTATTCGATTGAGGAACTGGACCGGATTAGGCGAGCGCTGCCGGCGCGAGATTGGTCGGCCCTCTACCAGCAACAGCCTACGCCCGACACTGGCGATTATTTCAAGGAAGACTGGCTGAGGCCCTACGAGAAGGCGCCAGCGCGTGAAACGCTACGTGTCTATGGCGGCTCCGACTATGCCGTGACTGCTGACGGAGGCGATTACACGGTCCATGCCGTTGTCGGCATCGATCCGGAAGGGCGGATGTACCTGTTGGATCTCTGGCGCAAGCAGGCCGCCTCAGGAACATGGATCGAGTCATTCTGCGACCTGGTGAAATACTGGAAGCCGATCGGCTGGGCCGAAGAGACAGGCCAGATCAGGTCGGGCGTTGGCCCGTTCCTTGAGCGAAGGATGAGAGAACGGCAAGCTTTCGTTGCGCGTGAGCAGTTTCCGACGCGCGGCGATAAGGCGGTCAGGGCTTCGTCTATTAGAGGGCGGATGGAACTGGACGGCCTGTATGTGCCGATCAACGCTCCTTGGTACGCGGAATTTCGGTCAGAGCTGCTGAGCTTCCCGGCTGGCAAGCATGACGACCAGGTGGATGCGATCGGCCTTGTAGGTCAGCTGTTGGATCAGATGATCAAGGGCCGCAAGCCGGACGACAAGAATAAGCCTAAGCCCAAGCTCGACTGGTTCGAGAAGCCTGACGATGACCACGGCGACAATTGGAAGATAGCTTGATGGCCATTGCAAAGCTGCAGGAAGGACAGTCGCCATTCGGCACGCAAGCTGTGCCTGCTGCCTTGCCTGTGGGTGAGCCGGGTCTTGCTGCGTCTGTCGCCCCTGCTGTCCAGGGCTATGTGCCTCCTGAGATCAACTGGAAGGACGAGCACACCAAGATTGTCGAGATGTTCGAGGCCTCGGAAGACGCCAGCCGGACAAATCGAGAGAAGGCGGAGAGGGACAGGGACTATTTCGACGGCAAGCAGTGGACTGACGCTGAGGTCAAGAAGCTCAACAAGCGTGGCCAGCCTGCCATTGCGAAGAACCGGATCAAGCGGAAGATTCGGTATCTCCAAGGTCTTGAGCAGCAGAAGCGGACAGATCCGCGGGCTCTGCCACGGACACCTAAGCATGACTTTGACGCGCAGGATATCACCGACGCGCTAAGGTTTGTGACCGGCGCCAACCGCTATGACCGCATTCGCTCGGATGCCTTTAAGGATCTGTCGATCGCAGGCTGGGGTGGTGTCAGCATTCGGGTGGAGATGAAGCCCGGCGCTGCCAATCCGCGTATCAAGCTGGAGGCCAATCGCTGGGATCGGATGTTCTTCGATCCATACTCATCGGCTGTAGATTTCTCGGATGCCAGCTACCTCGGTGAGGTGCGCTGGATGGACAAGCAGGACGCCATCCGGGAATACGGAGCGGGCGCCGGCAAGGTCTTTGATGAGACTGTCTCGTCGGCTCAGGTCGGTGGCACGTTCGACGACAAGCCCAAGAATTACACTTGGGTGAGCTACGACAAGCGCTACCGCGTGCGCGTGGTGAAGATGTACTATATCGGCGCCGATGGCGTCTGGCAGTTCGCTGAGTTTACGAAGGGGGGCTTTCTCAAGGCTGGGCCATCCCCGTATCTGGACGACGACGGCAACCCGGAGCATGAATACGCCTGGCGTTCCTACGAGGTAGACCGGGACAATAATCGCTACGGCGAAGTTCGCGGCATGATTGACACGCAGGACGAGATCAACAAGCGGGCGTCAAAGCTGCTCCACCTGGTCAGCGTCCGGCAGACCTTCGGGAACCATCAGGCTACGGGTGATCAGTCCACTTTAGACCGTCGGCGTGAGCTGGCAAAACCGGACGGTCACATCGACATCGGCGGCGCTGAGTGGGGCAAAGACTTCGGCATCATTCCGACGACCGATCTGGCGCAGGGCCAGATGGAGTTGCTGAAACTCAATCTTGAAGAAAGCGATCTGGAAGGCCCGAACGCTGCGATGCTCGGGCAGGGGCCGCAATCGGCTTCCGGGCGCGCTGTGTTGGCTAATCAGGCAGGCGGGGCACTCGAGGCCAACCCGACCTTCG